GGCGTGCAGGAAAAAAAATCTGGCAAATACAAAAGTAGCGGCTCTGCTTTCTACAATTGGCTTCGCAAGAATAAATTTCCAACTGGGTACCAAGTTCTTTGCATGAATTGTCAAATAGGTAAACACAAAAACGGCGGCGTTTGTCCCCATCAAACAACTGAACTTCTTAAGGAATTTAAATGAGTAACTCAATTTTAACGATCGACATGATCACACGCAAAGCGTTGGAGATCTTGGAAAACAACCTGGTGCTCACCCGTAACGTGAACCGTCAGTACGACGACAGCTTTGCTGTTGAAGGTGCCAAAATTGGTTCCACACTGCGTATTCGCTTACCCGACCGCGCTTTGGTAACTGACGGTGCCGCCTTGCAAGTTCAAGACGACAACGAACAGTTCACCACTTTGGCTGTGTCTACCCAAAAGCACATTGGTGTCAACTTTACATCTGCTGAATTGACCATGCAATTGGATGACTTCGCAGAACGTGTTCTAAAGCCTCGTATCAGCCAGTTGGCCTCCAGCATTGATGCTGACGTTGCCAATGCGTACAAAACCATCGGTAACACTGTTGGCACCCCTGGCACCACTCCTTCAACTTCTTTGGTCTTGTTGCAAGCTCAGCAAAAGCTGAACGAAAACGCTGCCGTGATGACACCGCGTTACGCTACTGTCAATCCTGCCGCTAACGCTGGTTTGGTTGAAGGCATGAAGGGCTTGTTTAACCCCACCGACACCATCAGCAAGCAGTTTAAAAACGGCATGATGGGCACCGGCGTGTTGGGATATGACGAGATTAATATGTCTCAGTCAATTAAACAACACACCACTGGTTCACGTGATGCAACTGCATCCACCACGGTTGGTTCTACGGTGACTACCGAAGGTTCTTCTACTCTAAGCCTGTCTCAAGCCTCGGTTACCACAACCATCAAGTCCGGTGATGTGTTTACCATTGCAGCTTGTTCTTCTGTAAACCCGCAAACCCGTGAAACCACTGGTTCGCTGTTTCAGTTTGTGGCTTTGGCTGATGCAACCGCTGTGTCTGGTACTTGGACTGTGACTGTAGCTCCCATGTATTCCGCTACTCACGCATTAGCTACCATGACCGCCTTGCCAGTATCTGGCGCTGTTGTGACTTTTGTAGGAACCGCTTCTACTGCTTACGCTCAAAACTTGGTTTACCACAAAGATGCGATCACTTTTGCGACCGCCGACTTGTTGCTGCCCCAAGGCGTCGATATGGCTGCTCGCGCTGTCCACAACGGTATTAGCTTGCGTATCGTTCGTCAGTACGACATCAACAATGATCGTATGCCTTGCCGTATTGACGTACTGTATGGCTTCTCCACCATTCGTCCACAGATGGCCTGCCGCATCTGGGGTTGATCAGAAACTTTTTAAAGGAAAATTATCATGGCATTACCTAATTCTGGCGGTGGATACCAGTTCACTGATGGCAACACCAACGAAATCATCATGGGCGTTCAAGCAGCGCAACAAACGGCTACTGCTACGGCCACTTTGACTGCCGCGCAAATTACTGGCGGCATCTTGGTAGGCAACCCGTCTACCACAGCAGCGTCGTACACGCTTCCAACGGCAACGTTAATTGATGCAGTGTTCACCAACGCAAAAGTTAACAGCACGTTTAAACTGACAGTTATTAACCTAGGCACTTCGACTGGGTTGATTACGATGGTTGTGGGCACTGGCATTACTGCGGTGGGCAACTTGGTTGTTGCTATCACCGGCAGTGCAGCGGGTGTTAGTGGCGCGGCGCAGTTCTTGTTCCGCAAGACTGCCGATGCTGCGTACACTGTGTATCGCGTAGCCTAAACTTAAATGGGGGGCTTTGGCCCTCCTTTTTTAAAGGAAAAAATTATGGCAAATACTAAATCAATTGGTGTCGCTTTTGAAGACCAAGACCTTAAAGGTTCAGCAACGATCTATGCTTTGGCTGGAAGTGGACAACTTGGGTATAACACTGGAAGTTCTACTACAGCGCCTTCAACTGTTACTCAAGCTACCAGCAAATCTACTGGTGTGACCATTAATGCATCTGTTGGTCAAATTGTGACAAATAATGCTGCTTTAGCCGCAGGGGTTGAAGTTGCATTTATAGTGACAAATAGCGCGGTTAGTGCTTATGATGTTCCAATTCTGGCATTAGCAAGCGGTGCGGCAACTGCGGGAACGTATTTGCTTTCGGTGGCTGCTGTGGCTGCTGGGTCATTTACCGTTGTAATTTCAAACGCATCCGCAGGCAGCTTGTCTGAGGCGCTGACTTTGAATTTTGCTTTAATCCACGTCGCGCAAGCCTAAAAAGGAGGGGGGCCACAAGCCCCCCTTTTTAATATGGAAATTTACCTTTCTCACCCCGTTCATGGCCGCAAAGTTGCAACGATGGAACTTGAAGCCGTTTATGATGAAACAAATGGCTGGACAAGGTATACTTTAGACACGCCTGTTGAGGCGGCTCCACTGGAAGTTAAACGTCGTCGTACCAGACCAATAGAGGTGGTCGAACAAGGAGCATAAACATGGCCATTTACACGGCAGGTGATCAGATTAACCGTGCATTGCGATTGCTTGGTGTGTTGGCTGAAGGTGAGACACCGGCTGCGTCCGTATCTCAAGATGCGCTGATGGCGTTGAATCAGATGATTGACTCATGGAATACTGAGCGTTTAGCTATTTTCAGCACTCAAGATCAAATATTTACTTGGCCTGCTGGGTTTATTAACCGCACCCTTGGCCCAACAGGTGACTTTGTAGGCAACCGGCCCATATTGTTGGACGACGCTACCTACTACCGCGACGCAAGCACCAATGTCAGCTTTGGCATAAAAATGATTAACCAACAGCAGTACGATGGTATTGCTGTTAAGACGGTGACGTCTACCTATCCGCAAGTCCTGTTTATCAACATGACCTACCCTGATGTTGATATGTACATCTACCCCAAGCCCACACGGGACTTGGAATGGCACTTTATTTCGGTGGAAGAACTGACTCAGCCTGCTAATTTGGCGACTGACATTCTGTTTCCGCCAGGCTATTTGCGAGCGTTTGTCTACAACTTGGCGATGGAGTTTGCCCCTGAGTTTGGCGTAGAGCCAAGCCCCCAAGTGCAACGCATTGCAATGACCAGCAAGCGCAACTTGAAGCGCATCAACAATCCTGACGACATTATGTCTATGCCTTACGCTATCGTGTCATCCCGTCAACGTTTTAACATTTTTGCAGGAAACTACTAACATGGCCACCATCGCAATTTCAGCCCTTCCTGTAGCCACTTCTGCGGCTACAACCGACGTTTTGCCTATTGTCCAAGGAGGCACAACAAAACAAGTTACCAATACACTATTGTTTACCAATTCAACCTTGGTAAATCCTGTGCTTGGGACGCCACAAAGTGGTACGTTGACCAACTGCACAGGTTTACCAGTTGCAACTGGCGTAAGTGGCTTGGGGGCAGGTGTAGGCACATTCTTGGCAACACCAAGTAGCGCCAATTTGCGAACTGCTTTGACTGACGAAACAGGCACCGGCTCCGCTGTATTTGCCACTACGCCTACGTTGGTGACACCGGTCATTGGCGCGGCTACCGGAACAAGTTTAACCGCCACAGGAACAATTGTGTCTACTGGCACAGCAGGCGTGGGGTACGCTACTGGCGCAGGAGGCGCAGTTACGCAAGGAACTAGCCGCACAACTGGCGTAACATTAAATAAAACAAGTGGTGCAATTACCTTGTTTAGCGCAGCAGGCTCAACAACAGCAGCAACTTTTACTGTAACCAACAGCACAGTAGCAGCAACTGATGTAATCATTCTTAACCAAAAGTCTGGCGCTGACTTGTACGATTTGATGGTGACCGCTGTAGCCGCAGGCAGTTTTAACCTTACGTTTCGCACCACAAGCGGCACGACAACTGAACAGCCTGTATTTAACTTTGCTGTGATTAAAGCAGTCGCAGCTTAATGAAAACACCGATTCTTGGGTCGGCCTATGTTGCCCGCAGTATCAACGCTGCGGACAACCGCATGGTCAACCTGTTTCCCGAAGTTATTCCCGAAGGCGGCAAAGAAGCAGGATTTTTAAATCGTGCCCCTGGGCTTAACTTTTTGCAAACTGTAGGTACTGGCCCTATCCGCGCATTGTGGGCGCACCAAACCAACGGCAGTGTTTTTTACGTTGTATCAGGTAATAAATTTTACAAATTGATCGGCTTAACCGCAACGCCAATATTGTTGGGCAATGTGTCAGGTACTGGCCCCGTGTCTATTGCTGACAACGGTACGCAACTGTTTATTGCAGCTAACGGGCCAAGTTACATTTACAACGAAGTCACCAACGTATTTGTCCAGATCACCGACCCTGATTTTGCCGGTGCGGTAACGGTGGCTTACCTTGACGGCTACTTTGTCTTCAATCAGCCCAACAGCCAAATTCTTTGGGTGTCGCAATTGCTGGATGGCACATCAGTTGATCCGTTGGACTTTGCCAGTGCCGAAGGCTCACCCGACGGCGTGGTAGGCATCATTGCCGACCACCGCGAGTTGTGGGTGTTTGGTACTGATTCGGTTGAAGTCTGGTACGACTCAGGTGCGGCTGACTTTCCCCTGACCCGCATTCAAGGTGCTTTTAACGAGATTGGTTGCGTGTCGGCGTACACGATTGCCAAGATGGACAACGGTTTGTTTTGGTTGGGCACCGACGCCCGTGGCCAAGGCATTGTTTATCGCGCAAATGGTTACACCGGCACCCGTATCTCCACCCACGCCATTGAGTACGCCATTGCCCAGTACGGCAACATTGCAGACGCCATCGCCTACACATACCAGCAAGAAGGCCATGCCTTCTATGTGCTGACGTTCCCAAGCGGCAATGCCACATGGGTTTACGACGTGGCCACCCAAGCGTGGCATGAACGTGCAGGTTTTGATAACGGTGAATTTATGCGGCACCGCAGCAATTGCCAGTGCAACTTTGGCGGCAACATCATTGTTGGCGACTTTGAAAACGGCAACATCTACACGTTTGACTTGGATGTGTACGCCGACAATGGCGGCATCCAAAAGTGGCTGCGCTCTTGGAGGGCGCTGCCGACTGGCCAAAACAACCTTAAACGCACAGCGCACCACAGTTTGCAATTGGATTGCGAGGCAGGCGTAGGTTTAAATCTATACCCTGCGTATGACAGTGAAAACATTGACACTGAGTCAGGGTTAGACCTTATAGCCGAATACGTGCAAACGTTTTTGGTTACTCAATCAGGTGACACATTAACCACCGAAGCAGGCGATGGTTTTGAACCTTTGGGTCAATACGAACTGTCAGATCAAGATATTAGCGGATACAACTTGGTAACCAATTCTTATCTTGCCGCGCCAGGCTATGACCCTGCGGTCATGTTGCGCTGGTCAGATGACGGCGGTCACACTTGGTCAAATGAGCATTGGTCACCGCTGGGCAAAATTGGTGCTTATGGCCAACGAACCTTTTGGCGCAGGCTTGGCATGACGCTCAAGCTGCGTGACCGTGTGTATGAACTCAGTGGCACTGACCCCAACAAAATAGCCATCATGGGGGCAGAATTGATCATAAGCCCGACCAATGCCTGACTATGGCCACCAGTCCAAACGCCACC